ATGTGTGGACGCATAACGCAGTACCGATACCCGATTGAATACCTTGAAGCGCTCGGGCAGATGACGATCGATGGAGTAGATCCGACTCCGATCGGGCGGTACAACGTGCCGCCACAATCGCGGGTGCAGTTGCTGCACCGGGACCAAGATGGGTTGCGCATGGACGGGGTGCGCTGGGGATACGCCCCGTTCTGGGCACAGGGGAAACGGCCGCCGGCGATCAATGCCAGGGTCGAGACAGCCGCGACGAGCAAGTTCTTCCGCGACATATGGAAAACCGGCCGGGCTATAGTGCCCGCAGACGGCTGGTTCGAATGGAAAAAGGACGAGGCCAAGCCGAAGCTCAAGCAGCCCTATTTGATCAAGCTGGCCTCTGGCGAGCCGTGCTTCTTTGCTGCGATCGGGCAATTCCAGCGCGGCGGCTTGGCTGAGCCACGGGATGACGACGGGTTCGTGATCATCACAGCAAGCAGCGGCGCGGGCATGCTCGACATCCACGACCGCCGCCCGCTTGTGCTGTCCCCGGAATGCGCAGCGCATTGGCTGGACCCGGAGCTATCCCCCGAGGAGGCCGAGGAGCTCGCACTGGAGCACGGCCTTTCCGTCGATGAGTTCACCTGGTACCCGGTGCCCGCGGCCGTAGGCAATGTGCGCAACGAGGGAGCACACCTCATCGAGCGAATCAGCGACCCGGTGCTATAGCCATGTATGTATACGTCCGGCTGATGCGCGATCATGGCCGCCCGATAGAACCGCGCAAGCGCCGAAGCACCCCGCCAATCTACGGGGATGTGCGCATCGAGACCAGCCGAAGCGAGGACCTCGGCCGACAGTCCGAGATTGCTCGGCTTGTGCAGAGCAACCCGCTGGAATCAAGCGTGATACCGCAACTGCTCGACGTAGCGCTCCATGGCATGAGCACCAACGGGTTCGTGCTGACTGGCTACGAAATCCTCGACGGGGTTGCCTACGCGCAGTCCTGGTGGTGCCTGGCCGAGGATGGGTCAGCGGACACCTAGAATCTCACGGGCCCATTCCTGCAGATATTCGAGCGCGGCCTGGTCCTGCTTCATTCCTCGGCGGATATCCCAAACAGCGCGTCCAGCTGCTGGACTGAGTTCGACGCTGGCTGCATCGCCCACGCTGCGGGCGCCGGTGGTGGCGGACACGACGGCGTCATTACGGGCGATGGTGACTTCGATCCGCAGGCGGCGACGCTCATCGTCAGCAGAGCTATACAGACGCTCGAGGCGATCGTTTTCGGTGAGTGCATGGGTCAGTCTCTCGGTTGATTGTTGGTCGGCCTTGGCCAGGCGCTGCTCGAGCGCGAGGCGGTCGGCCTGCTGCTTGAGGATCACCGCGGCATTGGCCTCAGCAACCTGGCGCAGATGGGCCTGGTGCTCGGCCTGCGCCTTCGAGGCGTCAGACTTCGCCGATAGCACCCGGATCTGCTGCCCGCCGACCACAACAGCCAGAGCCAGCACCCACCAGGCCCAGCTGGGCACGAACTTCAGCCAGGCGGTCATCGCATCACCTCACGCACGGCCGCGGCGAAGTTCCGTCCCCACTTTGCGCGGAGCTCGGCGCGTTGCTCAGCAGTGCCGCGGTCGTATGCGCCCGGGCGCCACGTCTTCAGGTACAACCGCCAGGCACCTTCCACGTCATCCTCGCCCGGCAGGCGGCCCGGATCGCTCCACAGCAGCAGGCGAGCCAGGCCGGCGGCGAGCACGTCGTCATGCTCGATGGCAGTCCAGATAGATCGGTTGTCAGGAGCAACGCCACGCGCATGGTACAGCGCAGCGGCATGGGCTTTGGTGGCCTCATGCGTGCGAACGCCAGCCACCATCCCTCCACCGAGCTCACCCTGCCAGAATGACCGGGCCGGGCCGTTTCCCATCTGGCGACGGTGGACGAAGCGGCTTTCCTGCAGCCCGATAGCCAGCAGCATGATCTCGGCCTCTCGGCTCGACATTCGCGCAGGCAGCAGCGCGAGAGCGGGCGCTATGGCTCGCTCCCTTATTTCAGAGAGGGTCATGGGAAACTCCAGGCAAAAGAAAGCCCCGGCTGGCGGGGCTTATAGTTGAGCTTCCGGCCGGTCAGGACGGAAGGAACGTCAGAACGTCCGACGCAGGACTCTCGCCAGCGCTGTTCCATGCCGTGACGTAGAAATACTGCGTCACGCCATCCGAAACGCCGTCGACACGAACCGACGTATTTGCTGTCTGAGCCTGCAGCACATAGCTGCCTGTGCCCGTCTTCATGTATACGCGGTAGCCAGTAGGCGGGCTCCCAGTCAGCGGCGCCTGCCACGCGAATACGTAGTACAGCAGCGGGTCTCTACCCGATCCTGTGCGCTGGAAATTCACAGGCGCAGATGGCGCAACCACCGGCCTTGTGAAGCCCGCCACCACGCCGGGCATCATGCTGCCACCGTTTGGCCGATCACGATCCATTCGTTCGCGGCAACTTTTTTCAGGGTTACGGTCATACGCGCCGCCATGTTTAGCGTGCCGCCTGATTGCGGCTCAAGCACGACGCCACTGGCGAAAGCCAGAGTGATATTGCCGACCGAGCGAATAGTGATCTCGGTTCCGATCTCGAAAGCTACAGCCGCGTTGGTTGGAACTGTTAGGGTGATGGCGCCTGTCGTTGCTGGGCGCAATAAGTTCCAGGCATCAGTCAGGGCCAGTGTGCGACTTGTGGCTGTGGTGACGAGGGCCGACTTGTCCTGCTTTGCAGCCAGAGCGCTGGCGTCGGCCTTCGTGGCCGGGTCAATCCCGCCCCATCTGGCCAGGTTACGCGAAGTCATGGACACCCCCTAGGTACTCACACCACTCGCCGAGGGTGCGCGGATTCAGAATGGTCGGAGCCGGCAGCCCAGCAGCAGCGGCGCACCATTCCGAGCAGAACTGCGCGCCCTTCACGGGCCGATTCAGGTTGAGGAACTGCGACAGGATCAGCGACGGCCAGCCGTAGCGGTGATGGTTGGTCGCCTCGAAGTACTCGACGACAGACTTTGAGTCCACCCACGGCAGCGGCATCAGGTCCCACTTGTCAGGCGCCAGGCTAATGCGATCCTCGCCCTCTCCAACCAGCTTGCGGCGCACGCCCTTGTCCATGACCGAAGACGAGTAACACCAGCCGTCGACGACCAGCTCGCAGTGCGAATAGATCGAGCCCGTCCAAAGCCGGATGAACGCGTTGCCGATCTGGCCCTTGCCCTTGTAAAGCGCGAGCTCAACGGTCATGCAAGCGCCTCCTGCAGGCCAGCAGCCGGCGTAGACATGATGGTTTCAGTTATCTGCTGCAGCTCGATCAGCACTTCAGGCGTCAGCGCATAATCCAGCACGGGATTATTGCCGGCCTTGATCTGGTCTTCGTAGCGCTGGCGGCGGCCCGTGAGAAACGCGCTCATCACCTTGAACTGCCGCGCCTTGATCAGCGTGCGGCGGATGTACTCCTCACGGTCGAGCCCGCGCTCCGCTGCCGCGCGATCAATCCATGGCGTTGCAGCGCCGGAAGGATCGGCCACCCAGGCTGACGCCTCCTCGTTCTGCGTTGGCCAGGTGTCTTTTTCCAGCTGCGGGTAGTCAGCGGTAAGCGCGTCGGTTGCTTCCGTATAAGCAGCATTGTTCGCTACTAGTTTGGCTCTCGGATCGGCTACCCACGATCCATCCTCCTGCGCCACATACTCAGGCGACGGGCGCTCGCCCTGCATAACGACCCATCCATCCGGGCAGTCCCCGCCAACTTGCTGCAGGCTCGCCCCTGCCTCTGCATAAACATCCATCAGACAGCCCCCTTGAGTTTCCAGACTCGTACACGACACGGCGCGCTGGTGATAAGCCCTGGATCAGTCAGCCAAGGCGTACCGTAGGCCTTAAATCCTGCCGATACACCATGATTTCCAGTCTGAATAATAATGTCGCCGTCGTTAAGCTGACTCACCCAAACGCCCTGCCCAGACCCAGCGTCCGTAAAACGGCATGGGTCGCCCCACTGCGCCCCGACTCGGATCTCAGGAAATGCAAAAACCCTATGCCCAGGAAACGGGTTGGTCATTGCATATCGGCTGTTAGAAACAACACTCGCCGGACTTGCCGCGGTTCCACCGTTCGGGTAGATGATGGTGAAGTCGATATCGGCGCTATTGGCCTTGCTGTTCAATGCCGTCTGCAGGTCGGTCTGATTTGCCAATGTGCCGGTAATAGAGCCCCACGATCCGCCACCTAGATAGAATTCCGGAGGCTGACCGCCTAGCTTGCTCGAATCAGCAGCAGTCCCGCCCAACGGCAACGCGTCAGCTACCTCAAAGGCCGACAACCGCAGGGCCACCAGCTCCGATCCGACAACAACATCCGCCCCGCTGGCAAGCACAACGGCCGTGCCGTTCGTTGCGGTGTAGTGCGCTGGCGCCAACGAGGAGCCATTGAGGAAGACCACGATGGCGCCGGGAGTGTAGCCGCCCGGGATCGTGAACGATGTCTGGCTGGCGGATGTTGCGGTGACGGTGACAAGCGAGAAGAAGGAAGACGCAGCATCACCGCCGAGTTGCTTGATCGTGTTGTCGCTGTGTTTGGTGAACAGCTTGGCGTCAGCGGTATTGACCGCCAGTTCGCCAATTTCGAGGTCGGCCGCCAGAGGCACTTTGCCAGGGACGGTCGACTTCTTGGTGAGTACGCGCGCCATATTGATGGGCTCCGTTGTGGATTAGAACGTGCCGCCGTCGACCAACTCGACAGCCAGGGTGACAAAGCCATTGCTGGCGTCTTTGGTCATTGCCATTGAGGCGTTCATGCGAAGCACGCCGTCGGTGCCATCGGTTCCCCACAGGTAGCCGGAAGTCCCGCCAGCGACTACGGCGACCTTTTCATCCGCAGTCCCTTCTGGAATGTTCAGCGCGGTCTTGAATGCGTTGAAGGTGAGCTTCTTCTCCTTCTGCCCGGCCGCCTCGCTGGCGTCGTGAATGATCAGGAGGTCGGTTGCGCCATCGATCGCGGCAAGGGTTGCCAAGTCATCGATTGCCGGAACGACTGGAAGCTTCGTTGTGGCGTCAGTCGCGACGTGCAGAGTTCCGCGGTCAGTGGTGACCATCGGCTCGCCGGCCAGCATTCCGGAGGTGGGCAGGTTGGCCTTGATGCCGCGTTTCAGCTGAAGACGTGTTGCCATGGGTGTGATTCCTTAATTGAAGGTGCCGCCGTCGATGGTTTGCAGGTCGAGGTTGGCGCGCGCCTCGGCCTTGGCTTGCTCGGTCGTGAGTTCGGAGAAGCGGTTACCAACCTGGAAGAAGTCGCCCGTTGCGGAGTTGACGCCGGGCGGCCCCTGCTCGCCGGCCATGACGACGACCGTCTCGGCGTCCGGCTCAAGGCCTACGGCGTATTCGCTGCCGGCCTCGATGACCAGCACCTCGGGATCACCGCAGATCGCAACCGTGCTCATGTGGTCACCTCACGACTGACGGTGACGGCCCCCTGCAGGTAGCGCTGAACGGTGCCGTCTGGGTATTGGATTTCGAGGTCGTATACGGCCTCTGTCCATGCGAGCGCAGCGGTTTGGGCGGCGCTCAGGAAGCGCGTCAGCGTGCCCGGGCCAGTAATGGCCAGGCCATCATTCTCGCTCGTCAGCTCGAGCAACAGAGCACCACCGACACCTGCGCGAATCTGCATGCGCGCCGTGGCGCCGGTGAGGTCTACGGGTGGCTTGTAGATCAGTTGCCCGCCGCTTGGATTGAGGCCGAATGCCGATAGCGCATTGATCTCCAGCGTGGCGGCGTCGACCACGGTGACGCGGTGCGGGCGTTCGCGCTGGGATCGGTTGACGCCCTGCATATTCCTGACGCCTTCGACCCAGGCCAGCCAGTTGCCCGGCAGCCCGTGGTCCACGGTGAGGCGCAATGGCGAGCCACCGAGCGCGGTGATCGGCCGATATTCGTAGCGCGGCTGCATCAGCCGCAGGGTGTCGCGCAGGGTAGAGCCCTGCACGATGTGCAGATCGAGTTTGGCGGGTTGCATGTGATTCTCCGGGCGTAAAAAAGCCCGCCGAAGCGGGCTCCATCAGGTCAGGCCATCATGTCGGGGCCGGTGCCTGCTGAATCTCGTGCCAAGCCCAGGCCTCGCCACCCATGTTGACGGTCACCCATACCTTGAAAACCCCGCCCTCACTGAATGTTGCCGTGCAGAGCGCCCCCTGGCTGGGAGCAGGCTCCGGAGGAGTCGACGCGGTTGTCATGTAGAGCGTGGCATGGCTTTCTGGAATCAATTTGACCCACCCGTAGTCGCCACTGCTCAGGTAGTGGTTGCCGTCCGCGTCGATGCAGTGAGCGCCAGGCGCCGCGCTGAAGTCCGGATAGCCGTCAGAACTGAATACGTGTTGTGTTGTAGCCATGCGCTACTCCCCAGTTGTTAGGTAGTTATTTTCGGCGTCTACGAGCAATCGACCGTCCGGGTCCGTCAGAGCCCCGCTAGGGATGGCGCCACCCTCCTCCAGATCCGCAACTCTATCTGTCAGCAGCTGGAGGCTTGTCTCGAGCTGGGCTACACGCAGAATTAATGCGCTGAGCTGCCCTGCGGTCAGGCTGCAGTAAATGACGCTCCCGGTCGGCCAGTCTTGATCGGCGGTGCCCTCGCGAGCGCGAGTGAGCGTAGCCGACCCGGCAGCAACGACCGCGTCGACGATCTCCCAGCGCGCGGCGCCAGCTGCGGCATCCGCCAGCGTAAGTCGGTAATCGCCGTCAGGCAGGTCGAGCGGGCACGACGTAGCACCCTGCTCCAGGTCAATTGCCCGGAGCCAGTTGTTGACGTAGTTCATCGATTACACCCAGGTGAAGTAGCCGCCGCCGAGACGCGCGCGCTTGATCTGTCCAGTGACGGGGTTATAGGCGCCGACCGAAAAGCCAGTGTGGTAATCCCACAGCGCCTGGCTGAAATTGCTTGCAAACCGGTTGTGGCCTGGAATCAGGTTCCCGGTCGCCGTGTCGCCAACATCAACCCCCGATGGGGTGATGGCAGGGCCAGCGACGTACTCGAACTGGTTGTTGCCCATACAGCGAGCCATGGCCGAAATGACCTTGTTGCTCGACTGCAGTCCGGCGTACCAGGTCAGGTCGTAGTTCGCGTTGCCGTAGGACGACGCCATGGCCAGTCGTGGCGCCCCGTCATGTCGAGGACCGACCGCGCCCGTGATGATTTCGCCATGGATGGACGGCACCCGAATCACCGGGGCATTGGTTTCGACGCTCGAATAGTTGGTTGACGAAAACCGCAGCGAATACGTCGTGATGTTCGGATTCTGGTCTTCCGTGTAGCCCGCGGTGAACCATGGCTGGAAGCTGCCATTGCCGATCTTGACCAGTGCGGTGTACTGGTAGTCACGCACATACGGGCTCCACCACTGCTCCATGTCAGCGCGCGATACGGGCTCTTGCGCGGTAAGCGTGAGGCTGGTGGAAATGCGGATGGTTACAAGCTGCGGCGTTCCGTCAGGCCCGTACCATCCGCCAATCACTCGGTCCTTGGTGGCCGTTGCCGTCGAGGATCCGTGACCGTAGCCGATCGCATACTTGAACGGCCCGTCTCCCGTCCCGGTGAGCAACGGTTGATAGGGCGGATTCGGCGGCTCGCCCTCCCCTGAGTACTTTGCCCAGCTCCCAGCCGAGCCGACCAACCAGAGCGTTGCCTGGGTTAACGGTCCGCCGTCCTGTGCGCTGATGTTCGTGCCGGTCATGCAGGCCGTATAGCCGGCAAGCACATTCACCGTCATGGATGTGAAGCCAGCCGAAAAAACCGCCTCAATGATGGCGCCGATTCCTTCGTCGGCATCCTGATCCACGCGAATCTGATAGGGATAGGAGGTGTAGCTCCGGGTGAATCTCATGCCGAACATCCAGCGGCGCCCGTCTGGCGTTGTGTCCAGCAGGAACGCCTCTCCATATTGGTTGGGCAGCTGTTGAAGCGCCGCAACCGGTGCCCGCACATCCAGGAAGCGCGGCCCGGCCTTGAGGCTTATAACCGCTCGAACCTCAGCCCCAAGAACTGGCCCGAGATTCACAGCGGACATTGAGATACTCGCCAGTTCGTTGCCTACCCGAACACGACGATTGAGTAGATTCAGCCCCCAAGCATTGAAAATTGAGGCATTCCCGTTTCCGCTCGCGATGTACTTGTTCCACAGCCTGGCCTCCGGGTCGGCAGGCTGCAGCGCAGGCTCCGGAAGGCCAAGGTCTACCAGGTAGGTGTTGCTCGGCGTGGGCCCGGCAAACATGCTCGAGTAGATCTTGCGGCCGCTGGCAAGCTCAATGTAGCGGGCACCTGAGACGGGTGTGACGTAGAGGCCGTGCCACGGCATGCCGAAGGTAACCAGCTCCTCACCCGCAACGAAGTCAGGAATTGACATTCTGGAACTCCAGAACGACCGGCTCGCCGTTGGCGTCGGTCATCGTGACCTTCTTGGCTGCGCGAACCTCGAAGAAGATTGCGCCGTCGGTAGAAGCCCTGAGGATCGACGGGTGGAATTCGCGTGTCCCTGCCGTTTCGATCAACGGACTGGCGATGCCGCCGCCGGTAGCGCCACCAGTCGCAGGGCCGGATGACGTGCCGCGCCCCTTCTGTGCAGGCAACGCACCTACCGGATCGATGCGAGGAAGTGGCTTGGCCTGCCGCGGCGGCTGAACCAGGGACTGGATGTCGTCGGCCACGCTCTTACCCGTCCGGCGCGCGGTCATGGCAGCCCCGCTAGCCCTCCGGCTTGCCTCCATCGCGGCACCACTTCCGCGGCGGCTCGCTTCCATGGCCGCACCGGAGGCGCGGCGCCGTTCCTCATTGGTCATGGTCATAGCTCCAGCAAATCGTTGGGGATGCCGACGCGATAGAACGCTTCGGCCGAGGCGGTACGCTCGTCGCGATACTCAGCACCGATTTCGCGGGCATTGATGTCAAATCGGCGCGGGTAGAACTCGGCCGGCATGTTGTCGTTCGTGTCGTAGTTGCCCGAGAAGCCTGGCCGATCATCGTCATACGGACCGATGGGGAAGCCCGTGTACGGGTCAACCTGGCGGCCACCGAGCTGGGTGCCCAGCAGCAATTGAGCCGACGACGTAAACGGCGGAAGGCTGGTATCTGGCTGCGCAGGGACAGCCAGCGCGTCACTGACACCGCCGCCGCGCATGATCGCAATGCTCAGCGAGGTAATCGCTTCACCGCTGCTATGATCGAACTGGTGGACGATGCGCCGGCATTTGCCGACCGCGTTAACGCCCTGGTCAGCTATCTCCAGCGTGTGCCACAGGTCGATGCCCATCGCCATACTGGTCGGGACATCCCAGCTGAGCGTCGTCTCCCGGTGAGCGCCGACGATCATTGCCTGGCCAATACGCAGCGCGGTTGCAATTGCATTGCTGCGCCGGCCTTCGTCGGAGAGGTCCTGACTGCCAGTTCCGCCACCGCGGATCGGATCGCTGCCCCAGCTCTCTGCCTGGTCGCGCTCGATCGACACGGTGTAGCCCGCGCGCTGAACGATGCGAGTCAGCTCTGACTCGCCGGCAGCGGTGGACAGCACCAGCTTGTAGCTCTCGGTTACGCTCTGCACCCAGCGCCGCGCACCGGTGAACGAAGCCGACAGCCAGAGGTTGTCGAAGGTGTTGACCCAGCCCTGGCCATCGCCGCAGGGGTTGGCCATGGACAGCGGCAGCTTGTAGCCGCCAACACCGCCGAGCATCTGCTGGCCGCTTCCGGAGACGGCGCTGGCGATCATGTCCGTGTCAGGCAGTTCGGTCGCCCATACGCGCCAGTTACAGAACCCGCTCTGACCGCCGCCCGCGTTGACGTGGGTCCAGCTGTAGCCCTCGTTCAGCTGCCAGAGGCGCTGGTAGCGGTAGCTGAATTCGATCTCGACGCGGTTGGTCGTCGCCTCAAGGTCTGATTGCTGCAGGTCGATCTGCTGATAAAGCGTTGTGCCCGGGCCAAACACGAAATGCGGCGCCGTGGCGTACCAGCTCGTCACGCGCAGATCGCCGTAAGCGGAACAGTCCAGGCTGGCGGTGCGGGTGCTCATGCGCTCGCGGGCGTAGTCCCAGTGGCTGCGGCCCTCGACCGGCTCGAACAGGTCTTCCGACCACCACCCGCCGACCAGTGCATCGATAGCCGCAATCGTCATGCCCTCGACCCGCTGCTGCAGCTGGTCGGAGCACTCGCAGCTCAGGATGCGATTGACCGGGTTCCAGTCGGCACGGCTGATCTGCCCGGTGAACTTGCGCGCCTCGGTCGTTTCGCCCTGGCTCGTGCTGATGTAGTCGATCGATACCGGCCTGCCCTTCCAGTCCGGTGGCACGACGGCGACGCCTGGCGCGATGAACAGATCGAAGCCAGCGATTCCCGCGGCGCCCTCTTCCCGGTCGACGGTGACCGTTCCGGTGAGCATCGGCGTCAGGTTGATCCCGCCGACCGTCAGCCGCAGCGTCCAGAGAAACGACTGGCCACGGACGATGTATTCGGGTTCTGCTGCGGCACCGGCCAGGCCATTCAGCGGCACGGCGTTGAGTGGCGAGGCGTTGAGCATTTAGGCTTCTTCCCAGGGGATGGACCAGGTGTGCGAGGACGACTGAGCCTTTGATGGCTTGGAAGCAAACACCGAGTACACGGGCAGCCACGACACCTGGTAGTGCGTCGCTCCGGTGACCTGGGTCACGGTCACCACCCCATCATGGGTGGCGCAGGGTGTGCGCACCCAGCGCCCGTCCAAGAACGCATGCGCCCATGGCGCCTGGTCAGGCCGTGGCGTGCTGGTGAGCGTGAACGTCGGGCCAGGCCCCACAATGTTGCTCACCTGCATGGTGCGCAGCTCGAGCGGCTGGCTGAAATCCAGCCCATCCAGCCCAGGGGGCATCAGGCCCGCGCCGGTGATGGTTCCGCCCGTCTTCTGCCAATGCTGCATCTTGACTGCCGCACCGTCGCTCATCCGGAGCACGGTGCTGCCGCCAATGGCTTCTTCGGTTTGTTCCGGCGCACCCGCGTGCGCCACGATCGGCACACCGCCGAGCATGATGGTCAATGACATGGTTTCCCCGTTAGCGGTGAGTGCGGCCGTGCTTGCGTGCAGCCAGGCGCAGCTGGTCGAACGAATCGCGCAGCATCAGCACCTCAACTTCAGAGGAGGCGTCGCCGATCGTGGCACGCCCCCAGTTGCCAAGGCCATCAAGCGGCGACGCGGGTTTCAGACTCGCAACCTCGCCGATCAGGCCACCTTCGGCGAAGCGAGGGATGGATGGCGGGACGATGCCCTGGTTGATCATGTTCAGGAACGGCACGCCCAGCTTGCGGACGGCGGCGGCATTGATCATGTACTCGCCGTTAGAGCCATACATGAGGATGCTGTCGCTGGTACCGGTGCCAGGCCCACGAATCAAACCGCCGGTTGCGAACTTCTGCGGCGCCGGGCCGGGATCCTGCAACGTGTACTCACTATCGAAATCGTATGCCGCCCCAACTTTGATAATGATCTCGCGGTTAGCCAGCGCGTCCAGCGCAGCCTGCACCTTCGCCAGCGCCGCATCATCCATCTTGACGCTGACGGGCATATCCTTCAGATCAAGCGCCTGCTCTTTGAGCTGTCGCATTTCATCCTTGATCGACTTGATCTTTTCTTCCGCTCGGCTCTTCTCGATATCGTTTGCCGCAAGCTCGATGTCGCGAAGCTCGCCAACAAAACCAGCGAAGCCGTAGGTGTTGGCCCCTGCCGCCTGCAGTTCCTGCAGCATCTTGAGCGCTGCCTGCGCCTTGGCTTGGGCGCCCTCGACATCGCCGGCGCGCAGCGCCTCGCGCGCGCCTACTTTCAGCGCACTGGCGGCACCAAACGAGGCCTCACCGCCGGCATTCATGCCGGCGATGGCTTCCTGGTAGCGCTTCTCAATGTCCAGCCGGGCGTTGCGTACTTTCTCCAGCTCGCTGTTGGCCTTTTTCTCCGCGGCAATCAGCGCCTTTACGCCCTGCTCCGAGGCTTTCACCATGCGCTCCTGCTGACCTTTCAGCTCGGAGATGTACTGGTTGCGCTGGCTGATTTCCTTTTCGCGCCCAGCGGCGGCGGCGGCGGCAGCAACTTCGGAAAGGAATTGCAGCTCTGCATTGAGCCCGGTCTGCTGTTCCACAATTGCCGCTCTGAAGGCGACCAGAGCATCCTTCTTGGCCTGCAGCTCCTCGCGGCTGAATAGCAGGCCGTCAATCGTGGTGCTTAGGCCCGTGCCCTGCAGGCTGCGGTCGAGATCAGCGATCTGCTGGTCGACCTTGTCAAGCTCGGTCACCATCCCGGACGCGCTAGCCGCAACGAATGCGATCCGCTTGCCTAGGTCGACGAACTCAGAGGCGCCCTCGACCGCTGTTCCAGCGAGGGTTGCCAGGGCAGACGCCAGCTTCACCAGGTTATCGACCACCACCGGATCACTGAGCGTATCGCCAAGACTGTTGATGGCGTCGATCAGGGGCTGGACGTTTGCCTGCCCCACTGCCTTGTTCCATCGATCAGAGGTCGCGGTCATAGCTCCGCCGACCGTCTCTGGCAGGCTCTCGGCCTCAGCACGCAATACGTCCAGCTGATCAACGAGGGCAGAAGCCACCACGTCGGCGGTCAGCAAGCCTTGAGCGGCCATTTCCTTGAGCGAGCCGATCGGCACATTCAGCGAGTCGGCCAGCGCCTGCATGAGGCGCGGCGCCTGCTCGGCAACGCTGTTGAACTCGTCACCGCGCAATGCGCCGGCGCCGAGCGCCTGGGCGAACTGAATAACGCCGTTCTCGGCCTCCTGCGCGCTGGCACCGGAAACGCGGAACGATGTTGCAACGGCCTCGGTAACGGCGAGGATGTCTTTCTGACTACGCCCTGCCTCTTTCAGCGGACGACTGATGCGCTGGTAGAGCGTGGCCAGCGACTCGAGTGGTGCCTGGGTGGCAATTGCAATCCGCCGAAGCTCGGTCTGCGCGGTATTGAACTCCTCCTGGGAGCTGGTAGCCAGCTTCAGGCGAGCATTCATCAGGTTGTAATTGTCGGCCGCGCTGGCGATGCCGCGCACCGCGCCCGTCAACGCAGAAACGGAGAACACGCCGACCAGCGCCTTGCCAGCGGTACCGAGCTGCTTGTTCAACGAGGCAATGTCCCCATTGATCTCGCTGAACATCTTCCTTGTATCGTTCTTGCCGTCGATGACCAGCTGGGTCTTGACTTTGGACATCTAGGAAAACTCCTCGAGCAAGCGTTTGAAAGCCTTTGGCTTTGCATTGGCCGCGCGCGCTGCGATCAGCGCGTAACGGGTTGCGCTGCGCTCTTCCTGGTCGATGGCAGCCAGATACGTTTCGATCTGTCGCAGGCTGTAGTCCTGTACGTCTGCCAGCGCATGGCCGGCACCGATCAGCCTTTGGACGACAGTTCCCCACTCAGCGCCCTTACCATTGCCGGCAGGGCTTCGCCGAAAAAACTGGAGTTGACCCGCACCACCTCGACCAGCAGCTGTACCGCGACGGTTGCCGGCATGAACCACAGCTGCCAGGGCTTTAGGCTGGTGGTCACGAGAAGAACCTTCCGAAGCTCGCGGCTGTGCGTGGCGGCATAGCGGTTCATTTGCTGCACGCTGGCCTGGCTGAACAGGTCGACCAAGGCGCCGGCCGACTTGCCGTAGCGCTCGAAGTGGCGCAGCTTCACAGGCAGGATCTGCACGTTACGCCCCATCACCTCAACGGCGACTGGCTCAGGAAACAGGATTTGCAACTCGCTCATGCCAAACTCCGGGCAATAAAAAACCCGCCGAAGCGGGTCTTGATTGATGCTTGGCTACCTGGTGCAAAGCCGCTGCCAGGATGCCTCAAATTGGTCGTCAGGGATTTCGCCCTCGATAACGGACACGCCACCACCTGACGCGATGTAGCGCTTGAAGCCGTTGTAACCGCCAAACCCATTCCTGGCGTTCACCTCACCGCATGGAGTACCAGACTTCCCGACATACTGATTGCGGAACTTCGCAGAGTCGGCGTCCTTGAGGCGAGACTCAACGGCCCGCTGACCTATGCGGATCACGGCATACTCGTTTGGCTGATCCGCTTGCGCGGAAAGGGTGTCAGGCTCCGTAGCCTGGCGGGTCACCAGCAGGACGACAATGCCCAACACAGCGATTATTAGAACAGCACGGGCGAACAACTGGCTACGAAGGAAGGCCACGAATACAGCACCGCCCATCGATGCCGCTTGCCTTGCAGGGCGGGCGACCGCTTCAACCTTTCGCTTGCGCTCTTCGCGCTCCGCAGCCTGGTACAGCACCTCGGCTTTACGGGCCCGCGCAACGATAGCCTTATCGTAGAACGCATCGCAGCGCGGGCATTTGGCGGGGCTACCAAACGCCGCTTCGTCATCCACATGGTTGCACGCTGGACACTGCATCAGATTCCCTCCTTTTGACGGGAGGGAATCTAGCACAGGATTAAGCTACCGCCGTGTTCTGCACTTCCCACTGCCACATGGCGGCTTCATCGGCATCCATGATGTTCGGGTCGGCCAGCAGCTTGATCTGCACAGGGATGGTGCCGAACTCCGCTCCCTGGTTCAGCGGCACACCGCCGTTGAGGGCGATCTTGCAGTAGAAGCACTGAATGCGGCGTTTCTCGCCGTTGCCGCCTTCGTTCGTCTGGCCGGTCATCACCCGGTAGAACTTCTGCCCGGTGGTGAACGGCTTGATGACATCGACGGTTGGATAGCTGTAATCCACCAGGATCGGCAAGCGGCGAAGCTCGCCAGCAGGCGGGGTGGTGGCGGCGATGGCGTTTGCCAGCGGACCGCCCGGCAGGATGCGAATGCCGTAAGGGCCAACTGCGTAGTCCACGTTGCGGGTATAGGTGGTCGCCCCGTCTTCGCTGGTCACCGCAGTGACTTCCAGCGGAATGTTAGCCAGCATGATGGCGCGATCGATATAGGCATCATGCGCCTCGCCTTCGACCTCACCGCTCGGCACTTGGGTGACCGAACCGTACATCGCAATTGCGGCTGCGCGCGGGCTGAAGGAGACGGCCTCGCCCGTCAGGTTGATCTCACTGGTGGAGGTCACGCTGTCCAGCGGTGGCAGCCCGATACGGGTCGGGTCCGCAACGGTAATCTCCGTCGTGGTCGGCTCAGCGGTGACGTTCTGCAGCTTGAACACTTCCTCGAAGTTCCAGCTCGGCCACGCGGCAACGAAGATCGGGCCGCGGAACAGCTGGGTGTGGTTCATCAGACTCATGGGTTTCTCCTGGCCTGCGGCCGTCAGTTGTAGCTCTCGACGTACAGCACGCCGATGGTGAGGGTGATGCTATGGGTGGTTTCGCCACCGCTGGCGAAGCGGAACTCAGCCTGATCTTCATCTTCCAGAAGGCCAGGAAACTTGCGCTCCGGCTGTTCCTGGCCGAAACCGAGCGCGCGCAGGATGTCGACGTGCACGGCTGATAGCGCCGCCTCATCCGCACTTTTGGGGAACTGCACTTCGATCTCATAGGTGCGCACCCGCGCGGCCTGCACCCCTGCGGCGCTGGTCTTGACGTCGTTCTGGGGGCGGATCAACGCAAGTGGGAGCGGCGCCTTGTCTGTCGGTTTTTCCGTTGGGCCGTAAATGCGCTTGAGTTCGGTGTGGTAGCCGTTGGCGGGCTCTATCTGCTCGAGCCGAGCCCGCAGGCCCTGGCTGATTTCGCTTGCCTTGGTCATCGCACCCCCTTGGCGATCTCACGCTTGATGCGCCGCTCGAACTCCTGCTGCAGGACGATGTTCGTCCAGCGGATGGTTTGGCCGTCGGTCAGCTGCTTGAACCAGTAGGCCATCGACGGGCCCATGGCGGCCTGGAGCTTGAGGTTGCGGCGGTACTGCTTTGCCCCCACACGCTTGTCGCCGCGCGTGGACAAAGGCCGCTGGCCGATGCTGGCCGGGTTTACGAAGCCGGCGGCGAGCTTGCGACCGCGCAGGCCGAACACGAAGACCCGGGCACGGGTCGGGCTGATCCATTCGAAGAACCAGCGGCTGTAGTCGTCGACCCGCACGCCAGAGCTGGACGGGATGATGCGGCTGTTCATTCGCCCGCGCCGGGCCCGCTTGATGGCCATCTTGCCCCGGACATCGGCATTGCCGAGCCGCGCCCCGAGCCGCGAGGTTTTGAACACTCCACGCATCCGTTTCACGTAACGCTCGGTGCGCGCCTTGGTGGCAGTGGTGTTGAGTGCACCGCGCAGCGCCGGGTCAACCTGACGCCCGACCTCTGCAAGCCGGGCCTGCGCCAGTTCTAGGCCGCTGACCTTGATCGAAAGCCGCATCAGACGACCTCCAGCCAGAGCCCGCGCACCACTCCATCATCGGACTCATCCGCGTAGGCGATCACGGTGTAGAGCTGGCCACCAACCAGCAGCTGGTCATCGACCTGCGGCCTTCCAACCTCGATCAGTGCGACCTCGGCGCGGGTTCGGTAGTCGGTGGTCTGGCCCATCTCATCGCGGTAGGGCGCCTCATGCGTCAGGTGCACGCGACAGGGAGTTGGAACGCCCTCGAGTGGCCTGTACTCACCCGGGGTACCGGCCAGCTCGCTGCAGGTGATGACGACCTCGGCGCGCTGCCCCGTGAAGTCCCGGACGTCGTCGATGAGCAGCAGCCTGTCGGCGGTGCGCACGTAGCGGCCGGGCCTCAGGCCCTCGTGCCACCAGGCTCTGACGGTGACCTTGGCCGGCGCGCGTAGCCCGCTGGCCGCTGGCGGCTCGGCGCTCTCCTTCGAGCGAATGCCTACCCAGATCCAGTCGATAACACGGGGGCGCAGTTGGCCATCCAGCTCGACCAGGTCAGCCGGGGTATTGAGGTTGCCAGAGCGCATTCAGACCCCCAGATTGATTCGGTACGGATACAGCAGGTTCTGCCAGGTAGGCATGCGCGTGTAGATGGTGCCCACCACTGCCGCCTCGCGGTTGGCATAGAGCTCCGCGGCGCCGATCAGGATCGCCGCGCGCACACTGGCAGGCACCGGAGCGAAAACAGGTTCGCCGACCTCTGGCTGCACCGTGGCAAGCCAGGGAATCGGGCGGTTGAGAAACTGGCTGGCCTGCTCGATTGCGGCATCCAGCTTGAGTTGCAGATCAGCATCCTCATGCCCGTGCCGAATCCGCAGATGGAGCTTGAGGTCGTCGAGAGTTGGTGCGGGCATGGGATGCTTCCTTGGTTACTTCGCCGCCTTGCCGGCGGCCGGCTTGTCGGCAGCGGCCTGGTCAGCGGCTGCCTTCTCGGCAGCGGCCTTCTCGGCAGCGGCTTGGTCAGCGGCAGCCTTGTCAGCAGCGGCCTTGTCGGCAGCGGCTTGGTCAGCGGCAGCTTTGTCGGCAGCGGCCTTCTCGGCCTTCGCATCGATCACCGCGGCATAGTCCTTCTTGACCAACTGCTTGCCGTGCACGTCGGTGGTCTCGAAGGTTTTACCGGGGTCCACGACAGCACCGCCGATATACAGCGGTTTGAGCGCTTTGAGCTTCATGGGGCGTTCTCCATGGCTGCCGCCTGGCGACGACAGCCATCAGTAGACGGTTCGCCCAGCCTTACGGGGCCGGAACGGTGAAGGTGCCGAAGATGAACGCCTCCGGACGCTTGACGGCGAGCGCCAGGCGCTCTTCGCAGCGGATGGAGATCATGTTCTTTTCGAAGTCGTCGGCGTTCTCGGTGGAGATCACCACGTTGGCGTCCTCGCGATCGAAGATCTGCGCACCGGTCTGGAAAGCTCCGGTGAGGAACTTGCCCTGGAAGGCGGCGATCTCGGTCGATACCACCGGCAGACCCCACAGCGTGGGGCCAACCACACCCAACGGGTTGCCGATGATGTAGCGGCCCAGGCTGTCCTTGGTCAGCTCGATCTTCGCCCAGTCAGTGAAGTGCAGCACATGCCCGCTGGCGGGCAGGCGTGCCAGCTGAGCCTGCAGCATCGCCAGACGCAGCTGGTCGATCTGGGTCATGTCATCCGGCGTGAACGCAGCGGAGAACGCGCTGGCCTGCGGCACGATGCCGTCCAGGTGCGCACCAGTGCCGTCACCGAACAGAATCTCCTGCTCTTCGACGTATTTCAGGCCGTAGCGCATTTCGGCATCTACGGTGGACTGGAGCTGCGCGAAGTCGTCGAGAATCTGCTTGGACGCCTTGAACATGTGCGCGATGGTGGTCACCGGCGTGATCTTGGTGTCGAAGCTGATGTTGCTGTACGGCTTGGCGGTGTTCTCCGGCACCACCGAAGCGGCGTTCGTGAAACCGGTCTGCTGCACCCAGAAGATCGCGGGGGAAGTGGTGCGGCCACTCGCGATGAGATCGCGGATGAACAGGCGCTGCTTGGGCATGACGTCGATGCCCGGCAGGCGCTGAGGCTCCACGACGCCCTCGGCCACGTCAACGCTGAGCAGCGCGGCGTTGACGGGCACGCTGATGCGGCGGTTGCCCTGGACGCTCTTGGCGAATTCCTTGAGCGCCTCGCTCTTGATGACTTCGGCGCCTACGGTGGTCCGCTGCGATGCGGAGGCCTGCGCAGGAATGCGGGCGAACTCCTGTTCCAGCTCGCCGAGCTGGGCCTTGAGCTGTTTTTCGGCTTCGGCCAGCGAGTTGAACTTGAGAGCCAGCTCGTCAACCGTCGCCTTGGTTTCGGCAGACAGGTTGCCAGCCTTCTTGGCTTCATCGAGAGCCGACTCGGCTTTCTTGCTGAAATCGCTGGAGGCACGCTCCAGCTCGGCGCTGACTTTTTTCAGGAGTTCAGCAGTAGAGGAATCAGTCATGGTTTTCTCCGTTTACTGGGTAGCGGCTGCCGTGAAGCGCGCAAGGGCGCGCTGTAGGTCGGCGATTGGTTCGGCCAGGTCGGCCGGGGTGTCGGCAGCGTCACGCGTACCGTGGCTGGCAGCGCTGGGCGTACCGGCCTTGAGTTGTTGCAGCAGTGATCGGCGCTCACTGCGCGGCATGCCCTGCTTGGCGAGGATCACGTCGAGCTTGTGCGCGGCGAACTGGCTGCCGCTGCGCGCCTTGGTGGATTCCTTCACCGAGTCCGAGGGCAACAGCGAGTCGGCAAAGCCCTGCTCCACCGCTGCGCTGCCGTTGATCCAGGTTTCGCCATCCATGAGCTTTTGCATGGCGGCAATGTCATCACCGGTGCGGGTGGCGTAGATATCTGCCATCGCTTCGTCGAACGGCTCGAGCGTGTCGGCGAAGTCGCGGAAGTCGTGGCGGTTTCCCACAGCTCCAGCCCAGCAGTTGTGGATCATCAGGAAGCCGCTGCGGGCCACCTGGATGGTGTCCCCAGCCATCGCGATGATGGAGGCGGCCGATGCCGCCATGCCAAGCACCCGGACAGTGACGTGTCCCTTGTACTCGCGCAGCACGTTGTAGATGGCCAGACCTTCGAACATGTCGCCGCCTGGCGAGTTGATGTTCACGGTGACATCCGCACCGGCCAGCCCCTTGAGGATGCCGGTGATGCGCTTGGCGGTTACGCCCTCGCCGGTCCAGTAGTCGTAGCCGATCGGGTCGAGTACCGAGATCGTGTTCTCGTCATCCTCAGCGGCAGCCAGAATGCTCGGATTCCAGCGCTCCAGCGCTTGTGGGCGCAGGTCAAACGATACGCCCGCGCACGGGCGCGCCTCCGGAGCAACCGGAAGGTTTCGGATGGTCATTGGTCAGTCTCCAGCTTGGGCGGCAGGCGGGTTCGAGGCGGGTGCGGTGTTGAGCCAGTTTTGCAAGGCTGCCCGTGCCTGCTCGCTGTCGGTGCGTTGCTGCCCGAGCTGATCAAGAGGCATGAGGTTCGATTGCACGGTGTAGACATCCCCGCCAGGGATCAGCGGTTGGTTCTCCAGCCGCGCGACGGTGTTGCGGTTCATCCAGCCGTTTTGCAGGGCGCTGGCATACCACTCGCGGCGTGCAGCCAGATCAGCGCGCAGCAGGCCTTCGACGGAGAACTCCGCATAGACCGTTTCCGCCTCGGCCTCTCCGATCAGGCAGCGGATGATTTCCTGCTCGATGTTGTCGAGTAGCGGGCGCAGCGTGTTGGTGAGGAACTGAAGGTTCTGGCCCTCGACGCTGCTTGCCCAACTGCTCTGCTTATCCGTATGGCCAACCATGAACGGCGGTACGCGGAACCACCGGCATATCTCCTCGATCTGGAAGGCGCGCGTCTCGAGCATCTGCGCGGCTTCGGGGTTCATGGTGATGCCCTGATACTTCAGCCCAGCCTCGAGCACCATCAGCTTGCCGGCGTTCTTCGATCCCGCGAAGGCGGCGAGGCTTTGCCGGAGCTGCTCGCGCTGCTCTGGCTTGAGCGCACCGCTTTCGTTGGTGAGCACGCCAGAAGCCTGCAGACCTTGTGCGAACACGCGCGCGGCGGCTTCGTCCGCTGACATTGCAGCGCCCAGCACCTCCCGCCCGGCCTTCACCGGCATGATCCCGCAGACCCCGTCCAGGCCGAAGCCACGGATATGCATCAGGTTCTTCTCAGGGATCGACCGGTCTGCTCCGTTCTCGTTGTAGATGTACTCCAGCCGGCCGTTGGGCTGTCGCTTGACGCGCATGTGCTGCGGCAGCAGCGGCACTAGCGCGACAATCCGACTGCCGATGAGCTTCTTCTCAACGAACGCATTACCGCGCAATGCGAGGCTTGCGACGATCATCAGCATGAAACGTCCGGGCGTCATTTCGGCGTTCGGACTGATGCACAGAACCCGGTAGAGCGGGTGGTCGGTAGCGACCGTGCGTGAGCCGTCCGGCTGGCGACGGTAGAGCTTTAGCGGCAAGGTGGACACTGTTTCGCTGAGCAAGCGAACGCATGCCCAGACGGTGGACAGCTGCAGCGCGGCGTCCACCGTGACGTTCTTGCCGCTGGTGGACTGGCCGAACCACTCCTCCCAGAACGTGCCGGTCGTTAGGCCGATCGGAACGCCCAGCCAATTGAGCAGGGCACTCTTCACTCGGCCTGGTTTCTTTTCGTTGGCCATCAGACCCCTACCATGATCGGGTTGGAATAGAAGCCATCCGGATCGCCCGGCGGCTCTTCGAATTCAGAGGCGGTCGCGCGGGCTACGGCCATGAGCAACGCCAGGACGCCGTCGATCTTTTCGCTTTCGCGATCCTTGGCTATCTGGCTGAGGCCGTTGAACTTGGAGGTGAGCTTCTTGGCGTTCGAGATCATCCAGTCCATGACTGGGTTTTCCTCGTGCACCAGGTCGCCGGTCAGCACCAGGTTCTCCGTCTCGATGATCGGCGCGGTGAAAGTCGTTGGGTTCTGGCCGATCTCGACCATGGGCACGCCCTTCTCCATGAGCTTCTTGGCGAAGTACGGGGCGAACTTGGGGTCGTAGTCGACCTCCTCCACGGCGAACTCCTGCAGGAAGCCAGGCTTGATCACCTTGTCGGGGTCGTTGGGGTCGCGCTGGCCGGCGATGGCGTCGCCGATCACGTCGAAGTCCGTCGCGTTACCTGGCGTGATGTGCAGGTACCCGGCCGCCGCCCACTTGAGGTAGTGCTTATTCTCCGGGAGGTTGGCCTGGTGCTCGTTCTGGTAGAAGCGCCAGAACGCGAAGTACTTGCCCTCCTCGCGGAACACCAGGCACAGCGCAGCGATGTCGCGGCGCTCGGCGAGGTCGAGCCCGATCCAGCAACGTTTGCCGCGGAAATCCTCAAGCCGCAGCCCCTTGCGCTCACAGCGCCGCCAGTCCGCCAGCGGGAGCCACTTGGCGCCGCCGCTCAGCCAGATGTTGAGGCGCTTGGTCTTGAACTCCGGCTGCTCAGATGGCAGGCGGATGGCGCTGTTGCAAGCGTCGCGCAGGCCTTGTTCGTAGACCGAAACGCCGAGGTTCGGGTTGGCCTTTACCCATTCGGTTGGCTCTTGCCACTTATCCGGATCGTCGACGGTGTAGATGATGGCGAGAAACTCGTCGTCATCGAAAACACCTTCGAGCACCTTCTCGGCGTAGCCGTGGAGCTCGAAACCCGGCCCGCGCAGGTTCACGCCGGCCGTGGTGATCATCCACATGAGCCATTGGCGACGCGCGCCGGTACCGGAGCGGATCACGTCGATGATCCCAGCGTCCGGATGGGCGTGAACCTCGTCGAGGATCGCGCCGTGCGGGTTGAGGCCGTCCAGCGACTTGCTGTCGCGACCCAGCGGCTTGAAGGTGTCTGCCTTGCCGCGGATGAACAGCTCGCCGCGCCGATCCGCAATCTTGCGGCGTAGGCCCGGGCTGCTACCGACCATGCGCACGGCTTCGTCGTGCGTGATCTTGGCCTGATCCATCTTGGTGGCGGCGGTGTAGACCTCCGCTCCGCCCTCGCCGTCGGCGAAGAACAGGTAGAGACCGACTCCGGAGAGCTTGGTGCTCTTGCCGTTCTTGCGTGGCACTTCCTCCCACACACGGCGGAAGCGGCGGGTGCCGTCGGCGCGCATCCAGCCGAAGGCCAGCGCGACCCAGAACTGCTGCCATAGCGACGGGACGAACTGATGACCAGCCCACTCGCCTTTCGAGTGGCGCAGGAACAGGAAGAACTCCAGCGCGTGCTGGGCGTGATCCTCGCTGAACCAGAGGCCGCGCTTGTGGCCATCCTCCAGGTCGCGGTAGTGGCGCTCGACGGCCAGGCGCGTCCACTTGCAGACGGGGATTTCACCGGCCATGACCTGGCGGCCGTAGCGGTCCCAGTCGAAGGTGCGTTCAGTCGTCTCCGCCATGAGGATTGCCACCAGGGATAGCGCGCAGCCCGATCCGCGCCTTGCGCTGGCGGAACTGCTCGATAGGGTCATCGTCGAAAAGGTCGCCCTGCGGCGTCATCTGATCGGCCTTGAGCTTCTGGAAGCTGGGGATGGTCAGCGCCGCTTCGGGCAACCACTTGAGCAGCTCGCGCTTGTAGTCGCGGGCGACGTAGTAGGCCTGGTGCGGCTGCTCATAGCCGTTGGGCGTCTTGACGTAGTAGCTGCCGTTGTTCTCGCGCTTGAGCTTTTCGAGGAACTCTTCCTGCGCGACCCAGTTGCAGAACGTCTTGCAGATGACGGTCATCAGCAGACCGTCGGTGCGATGGATCAGGCCGTACTCCTCGAGCGCCGAGGTGACGTGCTCCCATAGCTTCTTTTCCCTGGCGTTGAGCTTGACCGGCTGGGCGGGCGCCTCGGCGGCGATGGTCTGGGTGGTGGATTCCTCGGCTGAGCCCAGGCCACCCTCAATGACTTTCGGGTATGCATGGTTCATTGGGGTACCTAAAGGGAGGCCAACTTGCCCCCCCCCCTATTTGAATTTCAGACGTGCGCGAAACTTGGCTCCCCCCGTCGTTCGGAGGGCTTGGGCTGGGAGGTTTTGACCCACCTACCCCACCCGGTCAGTCCCGGCCGGTGCGGTCGTGGCGGCGCTTGTTGTCGTGGCGACGACACAGCCCGCGAACGTTGTCCTCATCGAGGCCAAGGTCCGGGCGTTCCTTGAAGGGCTTGATGTGGTCGACCACCACTGCAGGCTCGATGTCGCCCTCTTCCTCGCAGTCGACGCACAGCGGATGCATGATCAGGTAGTGATCGCGAAAGCGGCGCCACGCGACGGTGCTGTAGAACTTGTCGGACTCATCACGCTGCCGGTTGTAGCGCCTGTGGGTCTGCTGCCGCATTGCGGCGCGGCGCTCATCGGCCTGCGCCTGATGGGTCGGGCAGTAACTGCCGGTGCCAACCAGCACCCCGCATCCAGGGTGGCAGCACGGGCGCGGCGCGTGATTGCTCATCGCCGCCTCACCGGGCTGAAAGAAGCGCGTCGGTCCTGCTGCCGCCGCTCCACGCCATCCCAGTCGCTCGAACGAAACGCGCCGGCCAGGTTGCCGCCGCTCTGCCAGATGGCCCAGGCCAACACCGCCAGCAGCACCACCAGCGGCCAGGCCATAGCAGGTACGCGCAGGTCGCCGGTGAGGATGTAGATGACCGTCGAGCCAGCGCTGCCCATCACCAGCGCGGCGAGGCACGACACACCACGGCGGAAGCGCGAAGCCCCGCGTCGATACGTGAACAGCCGCAGGAACACCACGGCACAGATCAGGAACGTCGCCTGAGTCAGCAGAGCACTAACCATCTGCGCCTCCATCATTGATCGCGGGCACACCCCGCCGGCGGATCGCAGCCAGTGCCACAGTCACCACCAGCACCGCCGCGCCGAACGCAGCCGGGCCGGGATAGGCGAATGGACGAAAGCCCCAGAACTCCGCCTCCACGATGGCGGGCGCGAACTGGTAACCCATCACGCCCGACACCAGGAAGAACAGCAGCCGCTTCCAGATCGGCAGATCGTGCGTCGTCGTCACGTACACCAGCGCACCCAGCAGCGCGCCGACTGCCGCGTCGCCGTTCACACCAGCCATGAATCCGGCCAGGCCGGCACCGGCCGCACCTGCAACCACAACGCCTGCCGTGGTGCTCGTTGGCTCAGCCATGCAAAGTCTCCAGCGGCAAAGAAAAGGCCCACCGTTTCGGGTGGGCCTCGATAGGGGTGCCCTCTTGCGAGGGCTGGCCTGCCGGGGAACAGGCCGCGACACAGCACGTCGCTCGGTGGCTTCGCAGCTGCGGGCGCAGCTCTACAACCATGGGCACTTTCTACAGCCGACATGCAACGCCCGCAACCGCCCGTTTTTCGCGGCGCTGTTCAACACGGTTGAACACGCTTGAGCACGGTTGAGCGCTGTTCGCGCCAAACTGACCCGACGAACGGTCATCATGCGACATCCGCCTTGCGGGCCTGCGCAGCCTCTTTCACCGCACGGGCAGTAGCCTTGCGCTCAGCCACCCGCTTGCGCTCGGCCCGGGCGTTCTCTCGCGCCACGTCACGCGCCGCCCGTGCACGCTTCACCGCAGCCGCATGCGCATCCGTGCCCCGCTCCGCCGCTTGCAGCCGTGCCAGTGCCACCGGCCACTCCGCCTG